CTACAACAAACATTATTTGCTCAAAAGGTTCGTTTGTGCATTGAGCCATCAAACAACATAAGTGATAACTAAACTATGGCAACACCGGCATGGACAAGAAAAGCAGGCAAGAATCCCAAGGGTGGATTAAACGCAAAGGGTCGTGCGTCTTATAAGAAAGGCACATTGAAAGCACCTGTTAAGAGTGGAGACAATCCAAGGCGTGCATCTTTCTTAGCGAGGATGGCAGGCAACAAAGGTCCTGATAGAGATTCCAAAGGTAAACCTACAAGGAAGTTATTATCCCTCAGAGCATGGGGTGCATCGAGTTCGGCTGATGCAAGAGCAAAGGCTAGGGCAATATCTAAACGTAACAAATCAAAGAAGAGGAAAGCATAATGCCAATGGGTAAAGGAACATATGGAAAGACTAAAGGCAGACCACCTGCAAAGAAGATGACTGGTAAGCAGAAGACATTGCCTGCTGCTTTACAGAAAAAGATTATGGCATCTAAAAAGAAAAAGTAAGGAGTAAGCTATGGCTATACCTAAAGGGAAAGCAAAAAAAGCAAGTCTTTTAAAAGCAAAAAAAGAACAAGATGAAGACAAAGAAATAAAAGTTGCAATCATGAAAGGTGATAGTATAGGCCCTTATTATGATAAGAGTATGGCTAAATCTATATTTGGAAGATTTAGAGCCAAAGGCATGAATCCTAAAGCAGCACAAAGAGCAATGATTAAAAGGCTTTTAGAAATGCAACAGGATGAAATTAACGAAAATCAGAATTACTAATGGCTGTTAATGCTGCAGGTAATTACACTAAGCCTACTATGAGGAAAGCTATCTTCCGTAGGATCAAGGCAGGTGGCAAGGGTGGGAGACCCGGGCAATGGTCTGCACGAAAAGCACAGATGCTTGCCAAACAATATAAATCAAAGGGTGGGGGTTATACTTCCTGATGGATTGGATAACAGCAGACCTAGTCACAGTCTTACATGAGATGTCTTGGTTTGATGGAATCATTTATATTTTTTTAGGTTTAGGTGTTTATGCAACTGTTAAATGGATTAATAACAAATGGCGTTAAAGAAAACACAGAGGTCACTGCGTGCTTGGACTAAACAAAAATGGCGAACCAAAAGTGGTAAACCTAGTACACAAGGGAGTAAAGCAACAGGCGAACGTTATCTACCTGAGAAAGCAATTAAAGCTTTATCTGACTCTGAATACAAATCCACTACGGCTGCTAAACGCAGAGCAGTTAGAAGAAATAAACAAGTATCTAAACAGCCCAAAAAGATTGCAAGCAAAACGAGAAGCTTTCGCTCTTACACATAGGATGGACAATGATTAATATTTACTTTGAAACTTTTAGATTTTTTAATAAGATAAGCAATTACTTTTATAATAGATACTGCCGTTGTTTGCAGAAGAAACAGGCTGATAATATAACACGAGTTGTTAAATGAGACTTCATAAGATTAACAAAGAAGACAGAGACATACTTCGTATAGTTGTTAAGCAAGTACACTTTAAACATTATCCCGAACAGTTCTGTACTGATTATGAAGCAGACAAAATGATTGCAGCAATAGCACCTGATGTTATTGAAAGACTAACTAAAGTCGGCAAGGATATGAGAGTTGACCAACTTTAAATACAAACCTGATGGGGAAGTATGTAAGTCTTTTTTAAAGGATGAAACTTTCTTCAGAGGATTAAGAGGGCCAGTTGGCTCAGGTAAATCAGTGGCTTGTTGTGTAGAAGTATTCAGACGAGCCTTAATGCAGGAGAAATCACCAGATGGCAAACGCAAAAGTAGGTGGGCGATTATCAGAAACACCAATCCTCAGCTTCGTACTACCACGATTAAGACTTGGTTGGACTGGTTTCCGGAAGACGATTGGGGTAGGTTTTCTTGGTCAGTTCCGTATACGCACAAAATATCCAAGAGTGATTTGGAGTTGGAGGTTATATTCCTTGCACTCGACAGACCTGAAGACGTTAAGAAACTCCTCTCGCTCGAACTAACTGGCATATGGATTAACGAGGCTAGGGAAATACCTAAGTCAATTATTGATGCATGTACTATGCGTGTTGGTAGATACCCATCTATGAGAGATGGAGGTCCGACTTGGACTGGAGTTATTGCAGATACGAACGCACCCGAAGAAGATCATTGGTGGCCAATCATGGCAGGCGAAGTTCCTATACCTGATCACATTAGTTCTGAAGAATCTAGGATGTTAGTTAAGCCTGATAACTGGAAGTTCTATACTCAACCCTCAGCTATGTTAGAAGATAAAGATGAAGAGGGATTGATAGTAAAGTATAATCCTAATCCTGTAGCTGAAAACAAAAAACATATGATGGGCAGTTACTATCCTAACTTGATACAAGGTAAGACTAAGAGTTGGATAGATGTATATGTAATGAACAGACTAGGTCACATCCAAGATGGTAAGCCTGTGTATAATATGTTTAGAACAGATGTCCATGTTGCAAACGAAGAGATACCTGTCGCAGATGGTATGCCTTTATTTATTGGATTAGATTTTGGCTTGACACCTGCTGCAGTCTTTGGGCAAAAGGTAAGGGGGCGTTGGCTTCTGCTTCAAGAGATTGTAGCTTTTGATATGGGTATAGTTAGATTCGCTGAGTTACTTAGACAAGAGATAGCAATGCGTTACGCTAACTGTGAAGTTAATATATTTGGTGATCCTGCAGGTGACTTTAGAGCACAGACTGATGAGAGTACACCATTCCAAATACTTAGAGGTGCAGGTCTGAAAGCTAGACCTACTCATAGTAATGACGTATCTCTTAGACTTGAATCTGTATCTGGGCCATTGCAACGTATGGTTGATGGGCAGTCAGGTGTACTTATAGATTACAGGTGCAAAGAATTAATCAAAGGGTTTGAGGGTGGCTATCACTATAGACGTATGCAAGTATCAGGTGAACGCTATGAAGACAAACCTGCTAAAGATAGATTCTCACATATACATGACGCACTACAATATTTAATGTTAGGCTCAGGTGAGGGCAGACAAGTGATGGGTCAGTTCAAAACTGTTAGTGCATTCAATGCACGCAAGGACTTTGATGTATTTACTAGACAACCTAAGCAACAAAGACGACAAGGATTATGGTCAAGAATGTAACGTTTGTGCGTTGCGTTATATTTATGTTATAGTTATGGCTAAAAGAAAAGGAGTTATATATGTGTCTTCCCGGTGGGTCACCAAGAACACCTGCACCCGATCCTGAGTTAGAAAAGGAACGTGAGTCTGAGAAAGCTAAAGAGCAAGTAAAGACTAAAGAAATGAAGCAGGAAGCATTAGAAGAAACTGTTTCAAGAAAACGTAAGGGTACTGGCAGACGATCATTACTAACTGGCTCAGGTGGTGGTGTAGGATTTTACAATAGGTACGATTCCTAATGATTGATTTAGCTCAAAGCTATATGGCCAAATACGAAAAGGCCAAAACAATCAGACGTGAGTTTGAAGAACTCTATGATGAAATTTTTGAGTACTGCCTCCCACAAAGACAAGGGTTTAAGAACTATACGCCCGGTCAAAGACGTGATGATCGAATCTTTGATGAGACAGCAGTCGTTGGTGTGCAAGAGTTTGCATCAAGACTACAGTCAGGATTAGTTCCTAACTTTGCTAGATGGGCAGACTTTGTTGCAGGCAGTGAAGTGCCACCAGAAGAAGCTGATGATATTAATAACAAGTTAGATAAAGTAACTGAGTACATCTTTGAAGTATTACAGACATCAAACTTTGCACAAGAGATTCATGAATGTTTTATAGACCTTGCTTTAGGTACGGCAGTACTTGCTGTTACTGAGGGTGATGCTATTAATCCTATACGTTTTCATTCTATACCATTACCACATGTTGTATTAGATGTTGGACCTGATGGCAGGATAGATCATGTATATAGAGAAAGAGAATTAAAGTTTGAAGACTTACCTGTAGCATATCCACGTGGTGCGTTTTCAACTAAGACATTAGAAAAGATACAAAAGTATCCTGATAGTAAATGCAAAATACTAGAAGTATCTTGTAAGCTATATGATAAACCAAACGAAGAACGATATAGTTATATGGTTATTGAGTGTGGTGATAAGCAACTAATACTACAGGAAGAATACTCAGGTGTAGGTTCTAATCCTTTTATTGCATTCCGTTGGAGTAAAGCTAGTGGTGAAGTATATGGCAGAGGCCCTGCAGTCAATGCGTTAAGTGCTATTAAGTCTGCTAACCTCACAATAGAATTAGTTCTTGAGAATGCACAGATGGCTATATCAGGTATCTATCAGATGGATGATGATGGTGTTATCAACGTAGATACAATTAACTTAGTGCCGGGAACTGTAATACCTAAAGCACCTAACTCCCAAGGACTGCAACCAATAAGAGCAGCAGGTAACTTTGATGTTGCTAATCTAGTTCTTAATGATATGCGTAACAATATTAAACGAGCATTGTATAATGACATGCTTGGTGATCCGAACAAAACACCTGCATCAGCTACTGAGGTAGCAGAACGTATGGCTGATTTATCTAGGAAGATTGGTTCTGCATTTGGCAGACT